CTATTGATTATGATTGTCTTTACTTAAATTTCTTTCTTTTTCATACATAATTTTAACATTTTTATCTTCATTAAATTTATATCCCCATGCTGTTTCACAATCGTACTCATGAGCAAGTTTCCTAATTAAATGAATGAAATCTGGTTGATGAGTTTCTTGATATCTAATTACCTGAGCATAGTTATCCTCACAAACTGAAAAACGATTGTTGTTATTTTTATTATATTTTATCGTATTTTGTAATGACTCTAATTCTTTTTGATACCCAATAACGTAATTGTCAAAAAAGTCTTTAGTAATTTCTTCAATAAGAGGATAAACAAACTGCCAATTTATATGCGCAATTTTTATCTCATTATTGAGTATTGTAAAGTTATTATATATCGTTGCATCTTCATTTCCTTCAACGAATACGAGGTCATTTTTTTCGCATTTTGAATTTTCGTTATTAATTATATTAATAACTTTTACGAAATCACACATTTCTATCAAGTCTTGACAAGTTTTAATCCCTATATTTCTGTGGTTAGTTACAATCGTATTTTTTCTATCTTGTTCAGCAGATTTGTTTGTTGTTTTTATTGTCCATCTTACCGCAACAATTGTTGCCGAAGCACCAAGTAATATACCATAAAATTGTAATATATCTGAAGCTGAAAATAGATCGATGGCGCCGTTGTATTTAAAAGTATCATAAATCATAGACGGAATACCGAATAATAAATATACGCTCACTAAAGATAATACTGTAATAACTAAAAACCAGTCAATTGGTTCAAATTTTTTAAAATCCACTCAAATCACCTTCCGCTCAGTTTTATACTATTATACTCCATTGCTATCCATAAAGCTAAATTAAAAGATTAAAAAACAAAAAAATAGCCACCTCAATCAAGAGATGGCATTCTTTTATTGAATGATCCGTTTCCGGTATTCTGCTTTGACCGTTTCCGTGTCCAGTGTCGCATAGATCTGGGTGGTCCCCGGATTAGAATGGCCCATCAGCTCCTGCAGTACATTCAGCGGCATGCCGGCTTTGTGGCCCAGGGTGGCAAAGGTGTGCCTGAGTAGATGCGGGAATACAACCTTGTCAAATCCGGCCTGTTCTGCTATGTGGCCGATCTCTTTTTCTACCGCCCGATTTCCAAGCCGGCCGAATGGCTTTTTCTGGGATACAAACAGGGCATCATTGGTCATCTGGTTCGCTTGCCGATCATTGAAGTATTTCTGCAGGTAAATCTTTGCCTTTGGTGAAAAGTAGATGGTCCGTTCCTTGTTGCCCTTTCCGATGATGTTTACTGACCGATCATTCCAGTTAATGTCCTGAATGTTGATCTGGGTGATCTCTGACAGCCGGCCGCCGGTGCTGAAGGTAAATTCCAGCAGGGCCCGTTGCCGGTTCGTTTTGCAGGCATCCCGCATCAGTTCCAGTTCTTCAGCGGTCAGCGATTTTCTGACCCGCTTTTCGACCTTTGTTGACTTGATCTTTCGGGTCGGACTTTTGACAATATAATCCTCATTTTCGAGCCAGACAAAGAAGCTCTTGAGAATTGATTTCTCGGTTTCCAGTGTCGAGTTTTTAATATTCTTGTATTTGACCAGGTCCGCCAGAAACATCCGAATATCCATGGCCGTAATGTCCGCCACATTTTTCTGGAAGTAATTTGAGAACCGGCGCAAGTGCAGCGCATAATTTGCCAGGGTCTTGTCGCTCAGGCCGTCCAGTTTCTTTGTGGCCAGGTATAACATAATCATTTCGTTCATGTCAGACTGGACCACCAGCGCCGTTGTCTTTGGCTGAATCTCGTAATTATATAGCGCTGATTCAATAATGTCTCTTAGAACATTTCCGTCCACCTCTGGGAACCGGTCTGTGACCTCTGCAATAATTTTCATAGTAATTTCGTTTTCGCACATAAAAATAACACCTCCGATAGTATTTGCTCCGAATTAATGTTACTGCAAGAAGTAAGGTTCGGAAGCCCTACTTGTCGCAAAGGGTAATTAGGCCTTTGCTATCTTGCCTATATATTCTATCATGTTTCTTGTTTTTTCTCAAACACTATTAAAAAAAGGCATAAAAAAAAGACCACCCCGCAGGGTGGCCCCGCCCCGGAAAGTCTAACCCCGTCGAATTCGAGCGGTTTAAAAACGGACACGCCATGTCCGGTGCTGTCCGAAGCTGTCCGCCACTACTCCTGACAATAAACCCCGCATCCCGGTGGCTCAAGATGTGTAAACCCACTGGCTCGATAATACCTGGCCCCGCAGCCGGTTAGTTCATTAGCCGCCGCTGCGACCTCATATGGGCTGAAACCAGGTACCACAATATCAGCCGCCTGCCATTTAGTATGGTAGCTGCCCGGGATACCGCCCCAATGATCATTACAGTCCCCGCAGCGGATCATGGAGGTGACAATAATCATCGCCCCTAGATATTCCCGTAGCCGGTCCAAAATATCGATCAGGTAAGGCGCATTCTGATTTTTAAGATCCTGTTCCGGGTAGCCATCGCACCAGCCAAAACCGTATTCCGGTTTGACGCAATCACAGGCCAGCTCTGCCCACGAAAAGTATTTGCCGGCCATGTTTGCATCAGCAACCGGATCTTTTGCTGGTGGGGTCACATATTCCACAAAACCGACAACTCCATCCGTTTTAAGGGATACACCCTTCTTAAACACCATAATCCGGATATCCTCGGCCTGCAATGCAAGCCCAACCGTTCCGGCCAGTTCCCCGCCGCTCATCCAGTTCATCCAGCCTTTATTCTGCACATGCAGCTGGAACCAGATTTCGTACTGATCAGCATCTTTGCCGTATAGCTGCAGCTGGATCGCCTGTAGTTCCTTCCCCAGTCCAACGGTTCCGCAAATATCATCGTCCTCATAAACCGGATCAAGCCAGCCGAAATCTTGCACATGGGCCCGTTTCATGACTTTGACTTCCAGCCCTTCCGGCACTTCCAGTTTTAACTTAAACGCTTCTAGGCGCTTGCTCTGGCCGGTTGTCCCGGCATCCACGCCGTTTCGGACTTCCTGACCCCAGCCAAAATCTTGAACGTGGCCACTGTAGATGGTATTAATATCGAATAGTTGATTACTCATTATTTCCCTCTTTCTGAATCATAGGTGGGATTCGACCATTTTTCTTTTGCCGCCTGTGCTTTTAAGTCTTTAATAAATTGCTCAACTTGTTGTTTCGATACGGTCCCCATTTTCATTAAATCCAATATATCCTGTGCGGTGACGGCCTCCGGGGTAACGTTCCAGTTCTTCCATTTGTGGTAAAACGGAACGATGATCACCAAGGCGCCAGATATGGCGATATACAGAAAATCCTCGGATACCGTAATGGGATTTACCCCGAATATGGTTAACGCCCCATTGATCACAACAAGGGCCAAAACGATCAGCTGAACCCATTCATGCACTGACATACAGCCTAAACCGTCGATAAATTTGATTATTTTTTGTTTCATCTTATTTCTCCTTATTTTTCGTGTGATTTTCTGAGCATATACTCATCAATTTCCTGAATCGAATCATCAACATTGCCATTACACCGTTTCCCGGACACTGCCTCAAGAGCTGCCTTTTGAGCTCTGAGCAATATCATCCGCTCTTCGAGGCTGTCGTTGATGCACTCATCATGTTCCTGGATTTTTTCCTCGATTTTATCTGCTCTGCGGCAAAATCGGTACACAACCCCAAACAAAGCCCCAATTGATAGGGCAGCCCCTGCCCACCCTCCAAAAACTGTGATGTCAACCATTGATCGTCCCCTTTCAAATTTTTAGCATTAAAAAAGCACCCTTTCGAGTGCCTTATGGCCAATTATTCTATTTTGTTTTAGTTCACAATTTCTTCCGATTTTCTATTAGGAAATCAAATCCCCATGACCGTTTTCGATCAAATATGCATCGATTCCAGATTTCAAATCAGGCCGCTTGCCGATAACAAAACTATATTCCAGTTCGCCGGCGATAATCTTAGTGGATAAATATTTTATGATCATATTACGACACCTCCTAAAATCAATTCAGTTAGCGCTTCATCCATCATTTTAGATTTCTCTGAAATCAGCCGAATATATTCATCTTTGCCGTACTGATACATATCGTATTCATACTCAATCAATCCACCGTTTTCAACTTCGGTAACATTCTCGCAAACCCATGCACTGCATTCATCGATTACCAGCGGTTCGGGCTTGACTGTGCTTTTTGTGTTTTTATATTCTTTCATGTTTTCTCCTAACCTACATAAACTAAACGACTATTGATAAATCTACTGCGTTCTGGAGAAGAATTCGTATTGCGCATAGAAAAAACCCCAGCGTTAAGCGAGTGAAGCCATGCCCCCCCAATTGTTGGAACAAGCCACATAGATACCTGCGAGTCTTGATACACAAGATCTCCAACAGGTAGAGCAGAATCACCAGCCACATCAGATGTTAAAAACAACCAATCAAAATCTTTGTTATACACAAAAGCCGAAGAAAAACCATCTTTTTTGGCTAATGTGATTCCTGCATCCTTGTATGGTGTCGTACCAATCCCGTCAGCAAACCCGTTATCTGCGATATAAATACTGTTTTCGCCATAAGCATAAATATTTAATCCGTCTACAAATGCCCAAACGTTGCCCCACAAATTTTCCTCGCCACGATAGGATATAATATTAACGCCATTTCCATTCGTAACAGCACCGCTTGAATTTCCTAACGATGTTGTTGCCCCAGTATTTTCAGCCATATTTGTTGTTCCGTTATCTGTTTTGCCAACATTCCCCATCCCGATTGCGGTTTGAGAATTAAACGACGCATATTCAATCAAAAATAACATTTGTGAACACGCAACTGTAGCTGCATATGCTTGTTGCCAACCAGTGCCACGATTTTGAGCGAGTTTTCTGGCATTCTCACGAGTTAATTGTTGCGTCAAACCACTCGCAGGTTTCGCATTTGCAATACTACATAATTTATCACCAGTCGTCACGGTAAAATCTGCGATCTGAGCATCGTCTAAAATATAGGTCGATGCCGACACGTCAAATATTGATCCGTCAAACGCGGGTAGATAGATAACATCCTTTTCCACACCATTTACGATAAACGCGGGATGTAGCTTAAACCCGGCTTTCATTGCGTCAGAAATATAGTATCGAGATTTGCGATTATGAAACCCTTTTCCAATATATCCAGGTTGAGTTTTTGCGACGGTAGCTGTTGCACCTGTTGTTCCACCTGCAAATGTTGCGGTTGTTCTTGTTCCAGCGACCGTGGCTGTGAATGTTACCGCCGTAGTTGTCCCGCCGGTTGTCCATCCTGCATAGGTTGCTGCTCTGATTTTTGTTGCAACTAGGGTGGGTGTATTATCAGTTGCTAAAATCGCTACTGTAAACGGAACACCGTCTAAATTAATAGTAATATTGCCATCTGCGGTTGATCCGGCTGTGACGGTCAAGGTATTTAATTCTTTAAATTCTATTTTTTCTAATAATAACGGAACGGTTTTATAATAAAATTTCGGCTGCTCAACCATAACTTGAACTGCCGTTCCGATTGGATATGTGACTCCGTTTTTGATTATCTGCTGGGTTAATGCACCTGTTTCGGTGTAGCCTGTTTCTCCATAATATGCCAAAACCTCACCATTATCGGTTAAATTACATCGTCGTCTACCACCAAAAGCTTTGATGCTGTCAAAATTCGCACCAGCGGTTTTACCAACTGCTCCGGCTAAACGGGTGAAGGTTTTATTGACCATGTCAACTTCCACACCGAAAATCTCTGGATCGGTGTACCCGATGTAGGATTCTAGATTTGTAATTTTTGATGTGTTAGCATTAGTTTTGACCGTAGTATCTGCCAATTGCGAATCAATCTCACTGATTTTTTCGCCAATTGTGACCTTACCTTTTCTTGCTTCGATGATCTCCGCAAGATCCGTGGCACCTCCCACCGCCGCCAGCGTCGCGTCTTTATATCCCAACGCCGTCGCTTCATGTTCCGCCGCCGCCTGCTCCAATGCTAGGGCCGCCGCCGCTGACACCGCCGATTCCCCGGCCTTGGTGATGGCCACTGCTTCGGATCCGGCTGCCGCCTGTTCTGATGCCGCGCTGTTTACCTCCGATGCTGCAGCAGCGTTTTTGCTTGCCAGCGCTTCAGCCGCTTTGGTTGTTGCAATCCCGGCCTGTGCCGTGGCCACCACCTGAGAGTCCATCGCGTCGTCCGCTGATCCAGCTGCTTCGCCAGCTTTCGTCGTCGCCGTTACCGCTGCTGCTGCTATCTCAACAGGGTTTAGGCCGCCCAACAATCCGATAACGCTATTATTGTCGGTATTAACCGCCTCAGTGATATCCGCAATCGCGTTGCGAATCGTTTTTCCGTCGTTTGTGCCACGCAATGTGGATAGATAGCTTGTTATATTCGCCATTTCCTACCTCCTTATTCAATCATAAAATCAAGTGCGGTCAGTTGCTGCAATGTGATATCGAACCCTTCAAAGATTTCATCCGGTACCGTATGAAACTCAATTTCAACCTCAATATTTAACAGTTCTTCCAGTTCTTTGCTGTATTCCGGGCTTTCTTTATCGTCCTTGTATTTTTCCTTCAGTTCCGTCAGGGCCTCAAAATAATCGTTATATTCCGCTTCCAGTTTCTTTGCGTTTTTGCGAATTGCGTACGTCAGACGAACCGGCAAGGGAAGGTCAGCGACCGCCCCCAGTCCGTTGATTCGATTGACTATTTCGATGTTTTTGAGTTTCATACTTGCGCCTGTTCTGCAATTAATTGATCCTGAAAGGTGTAGGCCGCATCTTCAAATTGCAGTTGTTCGGCGCCGATGGCTGCCCGGTTTGATTTATATAATTCATAGTTCACAATATAGTGATTGAATTTCATATCACCGGGATTGGCTGTGTTGATCGTCGCTTCAAACATTTTTGCCGCTGCGTCCCCGACTTTTGATGTTCCGCGGAATTTCGTTTCTTTAATTACTTCTAACATGGTAATTCTCCTTTTAATTGATTTATTTCGTATCTCAATACTGCTATCTCATTCGCTTGTCGTGCTGTTGTTTCTGTTAGTTTGGCGTTTAGTTCCTGAATTGCTTTAACTATCAATGGAATGAATTCGTAGGTCTTCATTTGATAATTGTAATTACCATTCCCTTGATCAACTCTGTCAACATATTTCCCACCAATCGCCGCCTCGACTTCTTGCGCCACTAAACCACAATCATCATATCTCATGTCTGATATCCAATTAAACGACCTTGGTTTCAGTTTTGATATTTCTGCCGTCGCATCTGTGATTGAATTGAAAATGTTTGTTTTTAGGCGCCTATCAGATGTCGGGAAATTCAAAAAGTAATGATCAGCGCCTGCTGAACTTCTTGCTTTTATGTAAAACTCAAGTCTAGCTGGGCTGTCTAAAAACTGAAACTTTGCAACCTTGTTTGCAATGGTGTTCGATGTCGCTGGGATACTGTGGGTATACGCACTATCTTTAAGTGTCAAGTCACCCTCGTCTTGCATTTCCAGTAATATCCCACCGGCACTAGATAGTAACACCGCACCCCTGGATGTGGTAGCATAAACTCCGCCAAACTTGCCGTTGTAAAGAGTATTTCTAAAGGCCATACCAGCGTATGTGCTATTACTTTCTAAAACAATATAACCGGTGCAAGATATTTCATCAAAATCCAATGTCCCACCAGAAATACTATCGCAAAGGATTGTCCCGGTTGTAATATTCCCGCCGTGAATAAATGTGTTGGTTTGCTTTGATCCGAGTTTGGTATTTACATCGCTTACCGCCCCTGTTCTAGCATTTGCCGCATAAGTAGACGCTGCATTCGTAGCGTTTGTTTGGGCTGTATTAGCCAATGTTTGCGCTTCACTAAACGTTACCCCGCCGGTAATCGAAATCTTATCAGCGTCAATTGTAACTCCGCTTTCACCGCTTTCATTAATGCTCGCGATGATCGATGCCTTACTCACCTTACCGTCTAAACTCGTTTGTGCTGCCGACAATCCAGCGCTCAGGGCGGTTATGTCTAAACCGGCTTGATTTACTTGCGTCCCTAAATTCGATACCGTTGTTTGTGTAGCTGCTAGACTGATCTGAAATGCGTCCATTTCCAGTTTCGTCTCGTTGATAGTCGTTCCCTGTTCTTCGACCGTTTCAGCCGTTATTTTTATCAGGAAGGACAATTCATTTGAGACATATTCCATATTTTTCACAGTGTTTGCCGTAGTCACAGCAAAACCCATGATCCCGCCGCCCAATGGCCCGCTGATCCGGTCTGTTAGGCTTTGAGTGACGCCACCTAAAACAATCCGGTCATTTCCGGGGTTCAGTAAGTCACGTTCTTTTTTACTCACCGAAAGGAATGTGTCAAAGTCATGCGGCTTTGATACGCAGCGCACCATATCGCCCACTTGAAATTTTTCAATATCCACATTGACCATGCTTAGATCAACCGCTGTTAATTCCAGTGAAATGCCCTGCTTGACCAATCCTGCCAGTTTCAGTTTTGCCGCATATAGCAATGCCGATGCGCTGTCAATATCTGGCCATTCGCATTCCTTAAAAATCCAACCGTATTCTGCGACCGCCAACTCATCGTAAATATAGTCACAGTCATTGTTCGCTGTGGCGATGGTTAATTTTCTGCCGTCAATTTCCTTTCCATATGGCACAAGGGCCGTATAGATGCCGCTGGCATCGGTGATCTTTGAATAATCAAGCAAATTGACGCCGAATTTAATCGGCTGCGAATTAACTGACCCGTAGTTTTCCAGATAGTTCAGAAACTTAATCCCGCCGATCCGCTCGATGACCAAAACGCCACCCAGGGTGTCCAGCATAGTTGTTTTTATTAATTCCAGGGTGTTGACATATTCATTCTCTCTAAACAGGCTGTCTTGCAGGGTGTTGGCATCGCCGTCAACCTTTGAGACAATAATAATCACAATCGATTCAGCTCGCAGTGATTGCCCCGTGGTTCCAGCCGTTTCGCCGTCCATCTTCCAGTCCTGCCAGCCCTCGTTTTCAACATGAACACAGTATCTGATCGAGAAATTCCCAGCATCCGCGCCGGTTAATTTAATCTCAACCGCTTGCATCTCGACGCTTTGACCGACTGTACCGGCTGTCGCGCCATCAGCTTTCCATTCTTGCCAGCCAGTGCCGTCCAGGTGGGCACGATAGGTGACGCCAATATCCAGGCTTCCAATATTTTCCAGTGTTAATTCCAGCGCTTCCATTCGCAATCCCGAACCGGTTGTACCGCTATCATCGCCATTTCGCACCCATGATAACCATGATAGGTTTTCTATATGAGTCCGATAACTTGTCGAGATATTGACCCCGGAGCCGTCACCCAACACCGTACAGATTCCCATGTGTAACCGCTTGTCAGACGTTACTTGCATGTTGTGATTGTCTAATACTTGCGTCAGCCATTGTTCCGGTGTGACATTAACATAGGTTGCCGGTCGCTGGATGCTGTCGAGTAGATACCCCAGTTCACCCTCGCAGGTCACCACTCGTTTTTTATTGAAATCTTCGGTGTCGGATAAGATCCGGCCCTCAAATACCAGGTCTTTTCTAGTGTTTGAATATATTTCATAAACCAAAATAGTCGTGTGCATTTTACGCAGTTTGCTGTAATGCGGATGCGTGGGGTCAATGGTGAACGTCATGCCACTGGATTTATTAATCCCTTCTGTCGGTTTGGCGCTCAATAGTCTGTAATCCGTCCGGATGTCGTGTAATAATACATCGGCCCGGGGGAAATCAGATGCCCATATTTGCACGATAGGCGCCTTATTTTTGACCTCATTTGTGATCGTAGCGTTTAGGTCGACAGTCTTAATTAAAACGATTGAAACCGCCTCAAGCTGTATTGCTTGCCCGGTGGTTCCTAATGTTTCGCCGTTTTTCTTCCACGTTGTCCAGCCAGAGTTTTCCAAATGTCCCCTGTATTGTACTGTGTACTTACTTGCGTCAGTCCCGGTTAGAACAATCTCGACTGCTTCAATTCTTAGGCCCTGCCCGACGGTTCCGGCTGTTGCGCCGTTTGCAAACCATGATTGCCAGCCGATATTCTCGACGTGGACCCGGTATTGTATGCCGATGTCCAGACCGTCAAGCGATGACAGTTTGACTTCCAGCGCTTCCATACGTAATCCTAGCCCCGTTGTCCCGGACTTAGAACCATTTTTAACCCATGAGGCCCACGCCAAATTTTGAATGTGTGACCGGTAATTAACTGCAATTAAAGGCGCGTCGCCCGGGTTTCTTAAAAGGTTTTCTGATTTCAAAGTTATGATGATCTGGATCGCTTCGGCGCTGAGTGCAAATGTAGCTGTTCCAGCCATATCGCCATCACGGCACCACTCTTGCCAGCCCTGGTTTTGAACATGGACTCTGTACCAGATCGAATACTTATCAGCATCCGTCCCAGTCAGCCTGATTTTGATAGCTTCTAATCGCTTCCCTTGGTCCGTTGTCCCGGCCGTAGCCCCGTTAGCTACCTCTGGTTGCCAACCGATATTTTCTACATATGCAGAATAGGCGACGCCAAGATTTAATATTCCGGTATTAATCAAAGTTATCCTGATCGCTTCCATGCGCAACGCCTGTCCACAACGGCCGCTTAACCGGCCATCAGTTACTTCTGCGCCCCAACCATAATTTTCTATATGGGTGGTATAACTCGCACAAAGTATTTTCTCTGGCGGGATTGCTGAATTTGGATCAGTGATTGGGACAATAATTTGCGTCGGATCGGTTGCTGGAGTATTCGGTACCACAACCACGACATCTTCTTTAATTAATTCCAGAACAATCTCAATAGCTTCGGCTCGTAGCCACACACCAACCGTACCCGCTGTTTCACCATCGGCTTTCCAATTTTGCCAGCCGATATTTTCAATGTGCAATCGGTACTTGATTTTGTATTTTTTATGATCGGCGCCGGTTAATAGAATCCTGATTGCTTCCAGGCGCAACCCTTCGCCAACTGTTCCAATTATTTGGCCATCCGTTTTGATCGGTTGCCAACCCACGTTCTGAACGTGTGCATGTGCTTCAATGGCGATATCTAAACCGCCTTTTTCCAATAGCGATATGATCAGAGCTTCAAGTCTCAGGCCCTTACCAACAGTGCCCGATGTCTTACCATCTTCAACCGCTATATTCCATCCCTCATTCTCGATGTGAGTCTTATAGCTAACTTTCATAAGCTTGCCCCTTTGTAATCCACGTCAACGGTTCCCGATCCTCCGAACGTCAGGACGTGCGAACCTTCCCCCAGAAAAATGTCTGGGATGATGTTTTCACCGGCGGATAGGTTGTAGGTATTGCCCAGGTATGCCACCGTCATGGCGCCGCTACAAATAAATTTCGGGCATACTCTTTTACGGCGTCCGATGATTGTTATTGCTCCCGGGACCGCAATGTCAAAATAATCTCTAATGATGCCGTCCTCAAAACTGAATGAATCCCACTCCCACGGTTCCAGGGATGACTGTGTTTCGTATTTATACGGATCAACGGTGGCAGATAGTGTCAGCGTTCCACCATATATCTCCCATTTGTAGCTATCCACCGAAATTCTGCCAAGGAAATAAAACCCAGAATCCTGCGAAAATACAATTTGCATCTTTCGGCCGTGTAAAAAATTTGATATTTTTGAATGCATCGCGTGAAAGCTTTCTTTCGCTCCAACATATTCAAAAACAACCGTCAAATCCCTCTGGTCATACTCGATATCACCGCTAATCGCTTCCGACCAATCGATGACATCACTTGTCCCGGGAATCGGTATTTGAGTCAATTTTGGTTTGGGCGGCGAAATATTGACCGATAACATACGTATTTTAAACAACTCTACCAAAGACGTCGCATTGACAAGCACATCAGCTCGACTCATATGACTCCACCCCTTCCTTTAATTCCTGATATTGTTCCAAGTCTTCCATCAATTATGCCCACAAGTTTGTCTCCATCAATCAATACATTTCCACCAGTGCTAGCAACAGTAATCAAGCGATTAAGGGCATCTAATATCTCAGCCGAGTTATTATCGCCACTGTTACCGTCGATGACTGAAACAGTCTCAACCGCTGCTTTCAGGTTGGCTTTTGCTGAATTATTGGTTGTCCATTTATAAGATTCTTCGGCCACAGCAGCCTGCATTTTTTGAGCGATACCAGCAAAAAAAGCCGGATCACCATTCAAATACGGATTATATTTTTTAGGAATAACTGCCTCGTCTTTATGTAGCAAGTATGGCGCCGTCCGTGGGACCCTGTTAGTGCCAGTCGCTAAACCGAATAAAGAAGAAGGATCTACCATCTCTCCGTTTTGAATTACTGAAAAGTGTAGATGCGGTCCGGTGCTATTGCCTGTCGAACCAACAAGACCAATGGTCTGCAGTTGGCTGACTAAATCGCCAACACTCACCAATATTTCGGACAAGTGGCCGTATAGCGTTTCTAACCCGTTTCCGTGGTCTATGGTAACCGAATTACCATATCCACCATTCCACCCAGCCTGAACGACCGTTCCTGCTCCCGCTGCACCAACCGGCGTTCCTTCGGCTGCACCAATGTCAATACCTTGATGGTATGACGATCCAACGTCGCCGACATCATCTCGATATCCAAACCCAGATGTTATCGCGCCATCAACAGGAACAGTTAACCCATTGAAATCAGATCCACCGATTCCAATTGATTTGAAAAACTCAGCGGCGCCGGTGCCAATAAAATCAATGGCCGCTTTAAGATTAAAACTTCCGGCTGCGAATTTATCTTTCAAATCCTGGATCATGCTGTTTACAAAGGCCATTAAGCTATCGCCGTTAAGACCGTTAATCAAGCCCTGGATCATGTACTTCCCTATTTCGATGAGTTCTTTTGCCGGTGATGCGATCCCTAACCCTTCTTTAAACTTAGTCAGGATGTCATTGACGAGACCAGTAATCGCGCCATAAACATTGCTTGCAGTTTCCTGAATTCCGCGGACAATCTCGCCGATCATTTGCGTAGCCAACGTGTAGAGAGCACCAGGTAAACCTTTAATAATATTTACAATATTGTCAAAGAATGTGGTTCCTGCTGTGGTTGCATTCGCGCCCATATCAGTCGCAAACTGAATGACGTTGGCAATCGTCTCTGTCAACCAGTTCCAGATATTCCCAGGCAACTGCGAGAACCATAATCCAACAGCAGTTATCGCATCATTCGCCGCCTGCTGCATCTTTTGAGGTGTTTCAATGCACCAATCGATAATATTTCTAATCGCCGCACCGAGCGCGAAAGCGATATTACCGGGTAATTCACTAAACCATTTACCAACCGCATTGATGGCATTCATCGCCGCGTTTTGCATGTCAGCCTGCACTTGCAGTCCCCAGTTAACGACCGCTACAAGCACGTTGTAAAGAAACGTTCCGATTGTTGTTGGCAGTTGTGTGAACCATTCACAGATCGCCTGCCAACCTAATGCAAACGCGTCCTGGATCATTAACATAATGGTGAAACCCGCTTCTTGCAGTGCTGGACCCGCTTCAATAAATCCGTTTACCAGTGCCATGATTATTTCCGGTAAAGCGGCAATCAATTGCGGGATAGCTTTAACAAGACCGATTGCCATTTGAATGATCAGCTCTACCCCTGCAACAATCAATTTGGGGGCATTCTTGACGATTGCGTCAATTATTTTTTCAATGATTCCGGGTAGTTTGTCAATGAGGAACGGGATAGCCGCTATCAACCCATCTGCTAGGCCGGTAATCAGTGCAATTCCTGCATTGATAATCAAATCGATATTATCGAGTAGTGTTACAACAAGCATTAGTATCGCGCCTACAGCAAGTTGGATTAAGTCCGGCAAGACTTTTGCAATACCAATAGCCAATTGAGCGATCATTTGGATGCCTAACTCCAACAGCGAAGGAAGCATCCCTAATATGCCCACAACCAGACTTGAAATCACCGTAACGGCCGCTTCCATTATTGCTGGCATGTTTGAGATCAGCCCTTCAATGAGTGAACGAATGACTTTTACACCCATATCTACCATGCCCGGCAAATACTCTGCAACCATTTGGACCAGATCAGCCAATACAGTTCCTATTTCTGACACCAGTCCATCAATCCCGCCGGAATTAAATGCATCATTGAGTTGTTGGCCCATACCGGCAAGCTTTGTCATCGCTTCGGTTGCCATAGGCAACAGGGCTGTACCTACTGAACTGGCCAGATTGGTCACCTGAAGCTGCGCAATCCGAATCTGGTTTGCCAGAGATCCGGATGTTTTAGAAAAATCGCCCTGGGCATCTGCCGTTGCCTGCATCAGATAATTGTATCGAAGCGTTACTTTTTCAGCTTCTGACATCGCATCGTAACTGGTTGTAATGCCCTGACTTAATGCATACGCTTCAAGATTGGCCACCGACATATTGATACCGAGCTGTTTTAATGGCTCAGTTTCGCCAGAAATACCGGCCCTGATCTTATCAAATGCTTCATCGTGATCTAGGTTATAAAAAGATGACATGTCGCCGGTTAATCCGGCCAATCCTTGAGACATTTCGAGCGTTTGACCATCTGTCAGGCCCATTGATTTCGTCATTGCCCCTAAAGTCGACGTATATTTCTTTGCTTCCAGATCT